ATCACCAATATTGGGATCAGCAAAGGCTTCAGTAATACCGCCTGTAACACCACCCGTTACGCCACCTACAATAGCGCCTGTAATGGGATCACGCTTATTTAATGCTGCGCTTGTTGCGCCACTTGTTGCACCAGAAGCAATGCCACGACCTACCGCTTCTCCAGCGGGTACTTGAGCGCCTACATAGCCACCAGCAGCTCCAGAAGCAGCGCCTTTTGCACCCGCTTCTAATACGCCATTGACATCTTTTCCGTTAATTGCAGCGTTAACAGCGCTAGTTGATCCTGAAATAGCTGCGCCACCAACCGCAGCAGTAGTAGCTGCGGAAGCTCCTGTAACGCCCATTCCTTCTAAAATTGCAGCACCGACTTGTGGTCCAGCATAAATACTGGCTACAACGGCTACAACGGTAATAATAACTGGTGTTGCCTGACCCATTAGAGCGCTCCCTCATCTAGTAATTCTTGGGTTAACTTTCCAGCAGTAATACCCGCTGCTAAGAGCTTGTAATTAATGCCACCTGGTTCTATGTCACTCTCTGAGATCAGATTTTCCTTAATTGCCATTTGAATAGCAACTGGATACATGGCTGGATCACGCAATGCTCGTTCAGCATATTGACCCGCTAAGACGATACGCTGTGGATCAATACCGACTTGTTGGATTACTCTGCGTAAATCGTTCTTAGCTTTTGTAACTTCTGGGGTTTGTTCTATGGTATCTGGCTGCCCTTTTCTTTGAATCAATGACATCATCTCGCTATCTTGTTGCGGTGCAACAAAATCCGTTTTTTCTTGGAGGGGGGAAAGGGGTTTTTGGTCCATAATTTACAGTCCTAGTTCCGCAGCAATTTGTTGATGAATATAGAGGTGAGAAGCGATCCAATCGTAGAAATCTGACTCGTTATTCCAGTCCACATCGAGCATATTAAAGGGGTTATTTAGCCCTAAAAGACCCGCAAAAGCCTGGTGTTCGACTTGGTGGGCAAGCAACCAATCGTCTAAGTTGTCCGTTGATGCGTCTGTAATAGGAAAAATGGGTACAGACACCCCTAAATCCATAAATGTTTCTTGAAAGAGCTTATGTTGCGTACCATTCTCAAATAAAAAGTCTTGCAAAGAATCAACATCTCCAAATTTGACGATTGAGAGGGTTTCCATGTTCATAATTAGTGAATTTTGAACGCAATCGCTACTAAAGAAGCCACAATAAATCCAGCAGAGCAGACCATAATCTGTTCAATGCGTTTTAATCTAGCGCAAATACTGTTATAACGCAGTTCGCACACCGCTTCATGAGTATTTAACCGAGCTTCGGTGTTATCAATCATAAGATCTATTATTTCTGCATTAGACGGCATAGTAAGGCACTTTTACAAGAGTTCCGTTTAGGTTGGTAACAATGTATCCAGCAGGCACTAAGGGCAAACTAGAGGTTGCAAAGGTTGCATTAGCGGTCACATTGGCTGTGTGGTTAACAATCGTCACATTCATTGCTCCGCTAGGAATCGTGACATTGGTTAAGGTTAAATTGCCTACGGTTGTGGCTGTATTGCCTAGACCAATCGTGGTATTACCAAGAGTAATGTTGCCACCCGTAATTGCTGTATTAGCTATTGCAATGGCTACATTGGCAGCCGTTGTTACACGACCTTTTGCATCTACCGTAACTTGGCTAACAGTTGTTGCATTGCCGTAGATACCCGCAACAACCCCAGAAGTATTAAGCGTAGGATTTGGATAAGTACCAGTAAGATCACCGCCAGCAGCGCCACCAGGAGAAGTACCACTAATCGTAACATTGGCAGCATTAGTTAACCTTCCTTGTGCATCAACTGTAAATACCCCGTTGATAGTGGCATTACCATAAGTTCCAGCCGTTACCGCAGTATTAGCAAGCGCAACAGTACCAGTAGTCGTAATCGGACTAGGGCTGACATTGATGCCAGTACCCGCAGCAATCGAAGTTACTGTACCTGTACCGCCACCGCCCGTTCCGCTTGTAACGACTTTAAGAACCATGTTTTACACTCCATCACCAGGGGTTATGTAAATTGTTGCATTTGCCGTACTAGTACCCGTAAAGTACGCATTAGGTACAAAAGTCAAAATCTCATCCGTTCCAGCTAGCAGCGGAAAGGCAGAACCGCTAGTAGTCACATTAGCAGATGCAGCAGTCGCTTCAGCAGCCGTTGTGCCATAACCCAAAAATACAACGCTTGTTCCAGCATTGATGATTCGATATTGGTTACCGCCAATTGTGGTATTAATAACTTGAACTGGAGTAGGAGCAGTTGCAGCAGCCGTAAAAACAACAGTATTGCCAGTTTTTGTAAAGGCATTAATTCCCATCTGTCACCTCTACCCAAGAGGTTGTAGCTTCATCCCAATTATATCGCTTAGGACTCTCTGCTGTGCCTACATCGGTAGGATAAGGTACTGGAGAACTCCACAGACAAGTTTCTTCACTCATTACCCAGCTTGGGAATGGCTGTGGTGGAATAAAGGCATCTCGTTGGCTATCGTATGTGTAGCCAATACCAGCGTAGTTTTTACGCAATGGTCTGCCTTCAGGATGTTGTCCACCATGAGTATTGTATGAAGTCTGTACCCATCCATGACCAAAAATGCCACTATCAATGACATCTTGTTCTGCCACTATAACTTGGACTACTACCCCGTTTTCTACTTTTGCAAAATGCGACATGATTGCTCCTTTTAAGCTGTATAAGTTCCTGATGATGTGTAAGTTAAGATAGTTCTTGTTCCGCTAGTTGATACAGTTGGACTTCCTGTGGTTGTGCCTGAGTAACTGGTAGTTGGAATAGATAAGATAACAACACCTTTTCCACCAGCACCACCAGCACTATTATTACCTGCACCGCCACCACCACCACCGCCTGTGTTTGCAGTTCCAGCAACACCAGCACCAGTAGTTCCAGTTCCTCCAGCACCGCCACCACCTGATCCACCAGCACCACCAACACCATAGTAACCACCACCACCACCGCCACCAGCGTAAGTACCACTACCTAAAACGGAAGATGCTGTTGAACCATTACCGCCAGCACCGCCATCAGTTAGTGAACCAGCACCACCAACCGAACTAGCACCACCGCCACCAGCACCAGAATATAAAGCTGCACCAGTAGTGTCACCACCTTTGTTACCTTGTCCAGAAGTTCCTGAAGCACCAGTAGTGCTGTAAGCACCATTACCGCCACCACCCGAACCACCTGAAGTGGGAGTGAAACTGTTATAACTTGCACCACCGCCACCACCTGAAGAAGTTACAGTAGTTATTCCTGTTCCACTTAATACTGAATTACTGCCAGTACCGCCAACATTGGTATTACTTGTAGGACCAGTACCACCACCACCGACTGTTACTGTATAGGTTGTTCCTTTGATTAAAGTAGAAGATCCTGTTAAATACCCACCAGCGCCACCACCACCAGCGTAAAAACCAGCACCACCACCACCACCTCCAGCAACTACTAAATAATCAACATACCCACCAGTTAGCGAACCACTACTTGTAAATGTATGAATAGTATTACCGCCAGAAGTTGTTACTGTTCCACCAGTAAATGCTTGTGAGCCAGCGTAAGAAATGATTACTACACCTGAGCCACCAGCACTACCTGCGTAGTTTGTTCCAAGATAATAAACACCACCACCACCACCGCCACCAGTGTTTGCTGTTCCAGCTGTGCCAATTAATGTGGATGTATTTCCTCCTGTGCCACCGCCTCCTAAACCACCAGAAGCACCCGTTTGAGTTCCTTCACCAGCTACACCAGCACCTGTGCCTCCTCCTCCACCACCTGCATAATAGGTTGATGTTCCAGAGATAGATGATGCTACACCAACCCCACCTTGACCACCATATGGGCTTGATGAACTAGACCCAGCTCCAGCTCCACCAGCTCCGCCACCACCTGAGCCACGATATGTGTCTGTGCCAGCAATTAATGTACCAGATGAGCTACCACCTGCATTACCCTGACCAGAAGTTCCCGATGCACCAGAACAAGCAAAACGACCTGTTGAGCCACCACCAGAGCCACCAGTTGCAGGAGGTTGGTCATTTGTATCACCAGAACCAGCTTTACCGCCTCCAACTGCGGTAGTGGTAACCATGCTAAATGAAGAAGCTGTTCCACTAACTGCGGATAAAACTGTTCCTGCACCACCAGTGTTTTGTGGCGCACCAGCGCCACCAGCACCAACAGTAACTGTATAAATAGAATTGGTGTCAAGCACTAAACCAGAGCCTGATAACAAGCCACCTGCACCGCCACCGCCACCAAATCTTGAACCACCGCCACCGCCACCAGCTACGATCAAATAGCTTGCAGTCAATTTAGACAATGGGCTTAATGTGCCAGAAGAAGTAAAGGTATGGATATATTTACCGCCTGATACAGTAACAGTTCCACCACCGAATAATTGAGTTGCAGATGTGTAGGAGATGATTACGATTCCTGAACCGCCAGCAGCACCTAAATTATATGGAGATGTAGAATAACTAGCACCACCACCACCACCACCTGTGTTAGAACTTCCAGTAGTGGCTTGAGTAACATCTTTAGCACCACCATTACCTCCACCGCCTGTTCCACCAGTACCACCAACACCAGAAAAATTTGCACCACCGCCTTTATCGGTACTGCCTCCACCGCCTCCAGCGTATGTTACAGAACTGCCACTAATACTTGATGCAGAGCCGTTTCCACCATTACCACCATTACCGCTAGTGCTTGTTCCAGAATTTCCTCCGACTGCACCAGCACCTCCACCACCTCCACCTAAAGTAATTGCTACAGTTCCATCATATCCTGAACCACCATTATTACCTTGACCAGAAGTTCCAGTTCCAAAGGTAGATGAAGTTGCTGTTGCTCCACTACCACCTCCTGAACCGCCATTTGCTCCATTTACTCCATTACTACCACCACCTCCACCGCCAGTAGAAGTAATTGTGTTAAATACTGAATCACTACCAGAATTTCCTAAACCACCGCCTGATTTAGTTGCTCCACCAGCACCTACAGTAACTGTGTATGTAAGTGTAGGATTTAAAGAAGATGTGCCAGTTCTATACCCACCAGCACCACCACCGCCACCAACATAAGAGCCACCACCAGAGCCGCCTCCAGCAACAACAAGATAGTCAGCAGTAACAGTTTGTAGCCCTGTCCATCCAAAAGCTGCTAGGGCTGCTGCACCAATTTTAGATAAGCGTGGCATTAACTAAATCCTATGCTTTGAATTGAGTTTGAGCTGCTAATACTGTAAATGCTGCACTTCCCGTTTTAATAATGACATAGGTGTACGAATCAATACCACTCGCATTACCGCTTGTTGGCGCAGTGCCTCCTTGCCATCTAGGAGTAACAGAACTTCCATCTACTTGTAACGCTGAGTTATAGTACGCAGTCGCTCCTTGTGTAGTCAAAACAGTACAAGAAACTGAGGTATTGTTGCTCATCATTGTATTTAATGATGTTGTTGAAGATCCTCTAAAGTTGATTGTAAAGTTTCCAGCAGCGTTAGAGGTCAAATAAAGAACTGAATTGTTAAGCAAGTCCATGTTAATCGTAGCGTTTGCTGCTGTAGCTGTAACATTGGATGGTTCTTGAATCGTTGTAATGGTGACATTGGTTAGAGCCAAATTTCCTATTGAAGAAGTAGCGCTACCAATCGTAACAGCCGTATTTCCAAGTGTCATATTGGAAGTACCGCTAGATAAGGTTACATTGGTTAAAGTTAAATTACCAACAGTAGTTGTGGTATTCCCTAATCCAATGGCTGCATTACCCAAAGTAGCAGTAGTGTTAAAGTTGGCATCAAGGTTTGATAACGGGATCGAAGTCGTTGCGTTACCAAAGACAAAGGGTACTGGCATATTAGAACCTCACTCTCAATTCATGTTCAAATTCAAATGTATTTACAATAAATCCAGCCGAGTTCGATGTCTGGGTTAACCCTAAATATTTACCCCATTGTTGAGCATCGGATTTATACAACGCATAACCGACTCCACCTAACCATAATATTACTGTAGAACTATTATTAATCCAAGAGAGGGTGATATTGCTGTTGTTATACCAAGATACATAGTTCCCCAAGGAATACACAGGCGAAGAACCTGTTTCAGAATCTACCGTCACATCCAGTAAAGCGCCCTGAGTTAGCGTTGCTTCAATACCAAATTTTAGGGCTTGTTTAGTACGAATAGGGTCTGTCAACGGCAACAGGGCTGTTTGAATCCGACTGGTGATTTCTGCGGTAGAGTTGTTATAGAGCTTATACAGGTTATTGCCAGATACGCCATACATGACAATCCGACCTTCTTCGGGTACGGAAGTAATGTATTTCATGCTATCTCCTTGGCTAGTCAAAAACCATTTTTTTTCAAAAAACACCGCCTGGATAAAACGCTCTGAATCAGTAAATGTCTGGTCGTTATACTTAAAGTTAAAAGCAGCGCACAGAATATTATTAAGCAAAACCTGACCCGCATAGACTGGTTCACTAAAGTTAATGTTAGGAAATAATCCGTCTAGCCCATCGGATAGCTTGGATGTGGTTGATCCGACCAAGGCATATACCCCGTAATCGTTCATAAATAAAACAGAACGAAAGTATGGGAATATGGCGTGGGGTAGCTTAGAACCTACGGAAGCGCTCACATTGGTATTGGTAAAAAGGGTAGTGCCACTAGTAGTAACCCTAACATCTGAGAATACATTAATGGAATCATCGCCAAAAATGTACAAAAAGTTATTGGCTGAAAGAAGCTGAACAATATTGCCATGAAGGGTGCTATCAGTAAGAGTAAGTGACCCCGCAGAAACCGTTGTAAAGTCGCTATATGACCCCGCAGCGCTATAAGATACTGTTCTACCCGCAGCAATCCATACACGCCCAGAAAAGGTCGCTATGCCCACATTTTGATCGCTATTGACGATTGCCTTTAAAACTGCTCCATTACCACCCCCACCCGATACCGTAGCTGTCACATTGGCTACATTGGTGTAGTTGCTACCCGTATTGGTCATAATGACTTGGGTGACCACATTTCCAGCCACAATAGGGGTTGCCGTTGCTCCTGTGCCACCCCCACCAGAAATGGTAATAATCGTGTTTGCTGCATTGGTGTAGCCAGAACCACCATTAACTACCACCAAATTTAAAGTTCCTGTTTTAAAGGACAAAAGTTCTCCAATAGCAGTTGCACCAGATCCAGCTCCACCGCTAAAAGTAATGGTTAAATTAGCTGCATTGGTGTAACCCGTACCCGCATTGGAAAGCGTTACGGCTGTGACTGCACCCGCAGCAATAGTCGCTGTGGCATTGGCTTGTACCCCGCCTACTTGATCTGGACCGCTAATTACTACGCTTGGCGCAGAAGTATAGCCAGTTCCACCATTGGTAATTCCTATCAATCCGACTGATCCGATAGTTACAACATTATTACCATCCCAAGTGGAATACCCTTTACTGGGGTCAAGAATGAGCATCCTTTCATTATTCCATTGGGTAACATTAACCCCAGAGCTAGAGAAAGTACCCGCTGAAGCGATGTTTCCTGACACATCCGCAGTAATGTCAAAATATTGCGCTGCGCCATTTTCCTCAAATGCCACAACATAATCTTTAACGCCAATGTTGATGGATGATAAATAGCTGACAGTATTGGCAAAAACAACGGCTACATTGCTAGAAGTTTTGGCTTCATCCCGATTAGGCAAAATCTTAACATTGCCATAACCAATGGGCTGAGCGTTTTCAATCCAGCTAAACTCATCTTCCCCAATGGCTGTACGGTTGGCTTTGGTGTTTAGCCCTTTAAACTGCTTAATTACCTGGTAGGACTTTTTCTGTTCCGCAGCAGCCATGTTTAGAATCCTGAACTATATGGGCTTGGAATCCTACGGGTAAATACGCTGTTAAGGATAGAATTTGCTTGTTTAGCGTACTCTTGTTTGTAAATTTCTGATTCGCCATAGCTTTGTTCATAAAACTTGGCTAGGTAAGCAGCATAAAATTTGACCGCAGAGGTGTACGGATCGTTAATGACATCCGTTGCATTGGGTGTATTCGTGCTTAATGGCAACGGTAATACCACGCAATCGATTTCTAATTGGTAAATTTCATCGGGTACTGGACCTAAAAAGATTTGTTGTTGCCCGTAAATGCTAAAAGCGAGTGGTCTGCCAATGTAGTTTTGCCAAAAACGCAGACGAGTATTGAAGTCTGACCAGGATAAATAGTCCATTGGCACACGAGTATTACCCCAATACAGGTTGATATTGAGAACATCTAATACCGTAGTACCCGTAGAAGGCGATAAAGGACTTGATCCTACCAAGTAAGTTAGGGCTGCATAGCTAATATTCTCACAGTTACCCACATAAGTTAGTCCGCAAGTGCCGTTTAAGAACTGGGTTGATGGTGGATAGTTGTTGTAATTGTTATACGAAGCCTGTGGATACGGTGGTGGGGTATCGCTAGTCGTACCCGAAGTAGTAACTTGATAAATAAAAATGTTACTAAAAATAAATTGACCAGCGGTGTATGCGGTGTTTGCTGCCCATACGCTAGGATACGCTGGATTTGCGCCACCAATGGTTGCGCCAGGTGCGACCATGCAAGGCGTTTGGGTAACAACTATCTCACGCAAGCATCCAGTATCTCTGACTGTGCGCTCACGAGCAGAATTAATGTAGTCGGTTAACTGACTGTCGCTATAAAAATTCCCGTTAGCATCGTGCAGTAACCTACGAACCTCGGTAATGTAGGTTGATAATGTAGCCACTTATTATTTCCCATATATCATGCTGCCACCGATAAGACTTTTCCCCCGCCCTTCTTTTGGGAAGGGAGAGGTACTCGTTCTACCAACGGGGATAACGATTGGTTCTTTTTAGGCGGTTCTGTGGATAAATCCCATTGCGCTAAACGGTCTAAACCGACTTGCATTTCGCTGGTACTTTTTACCCAACCTAACCTTGCCAAGTAAGGCGCTTTATTAGGATCGTTGTAACCAAATATGTGTTTTGCAACATCTTCAGGTACTTCAACTGTTTTACCTGGAAGAAAGTCATAAAAGACACCACCAAAGCCATCTTTAAGGGGTTCTTGGGTGTGATTGGTTACATAGATCATTAGAAGCTCACTACTTGTCCATAAACAACAATATCTACGGTGTTTGCATTACCAGAAGCCGTATTCACATTTACATAAAGTGCTTGTGTTTGGTTTCCAGAAATCTCCGTATTTGCTGGATAAGCAACCGTCAAATCTTGGTATTTACCACCAGCGCTAACAGACGATAAAACCACATTAGCAACGACCACATTGCTTGAAGTCATATCTCCTGTGCTTGAAATGGTGATACCAATATTTGCACTAGCAATAGATCCAGTAGGATTTTGAACGGTGACTTGCCGAACAATAACCCCACCAGAGTTTGCAACTGCTCCGCTGTTGGTTAACCCGCCTGACAACAATGGAATCTTAATTTGAGCAGTACCCGTTGTTGCTAAGGACTGAGCAGTTAATTTTCCAAGTACGCCATATCCAAAACTATCTAGGTATAGCGCACCAACACGATTCGAGTTAGCCATTTCTGATCTCCTTAGGTGTTGTAAGTGCCAGAAGCAGCTAAACCACCGTTAACCTCTGCAAGCGTTACAGTAGCGTTTGTAGTTGCCAACATACGGACATTCACACCATCAGAGATCACAACGCCACCGACATTGATTGCACCCACATTACCCCATGTTGCGGTACTTGTGGTTGTGTTAAATGCCGATACTGCTTGGATAATCACATTGGCGGTTGCAAATGCAATGTAAGTTCCAGCGGGTACGACATTACCAGCGGTTGTTGCGCTGATGCTTGTAAGCTGCCAATACGCACCAGGTGTATTAGCGTTGCTACCTGAAATCAGGATTTTATTTAAGCCGAGTGCCATGACTAGTTCTCCTTATAGACTAATAGAGTTGTAGCCAGAAACTCTGGTCATTGACTTAGGCTTGGTGCTTACTAAT